TTAATTATTAAATTTTTATTCTCACCAATCTTATCGGTAACTGATGTACCTAGTCTTTCTAAACCAACTTGATTAAGAGCCATTTGTTATACCTCCTTAAGTCTGTTCTAGATAACTAACAGCTACATCCAGAGCAGTTGCTGTCCCTGATCTAATTCGCAGGACATCACTTGACTCCATAATTATTTTTGATCCACTTATTATTTCTAATGATGATCCTGCAGGAACTGGAGCGTTTCTTATTATATAAACATCATCTCCTGTGTTTGTTACTAAATAAACATCAACCTGAGCACTTGCTCCTGTCTTGTTTGAAACTAAGCAACTTAAAAGAACTAGAGTTGCTGAACCACCAGCTGTTACGACGTTGGTGTTAGTACTACTAACAGCATCTGTAACAACACTTGATTTTGTATCAATTTTAAAGGTGTTTGCCATATTAACTTAAAGCGAGTATGAGAGCGAGTTGGTCAGAAAAATCAGTAGTTCCATTTACAACAATATTTCCGGTTATGTTTACATTACCTGGAATTGTGACCACACCAGATGAATCTATTGTAAGCCTTGCAAATCCACCAGTTACTAGTGATATTTGATCGAGACCTGGACTGATTACTCCTGTATCAGGATCTCCTGCAAACTTTAGAGCACAGCTGGATAGTGATCCTATTGAAAAATTACAGTTACTTCCATCTTCTTTTAATAACGGAAAACCTCCAGCCTGTGATGCATCATGAACACAAACAGTCTTCTTTTCAGTATCTACAGTTACTTCACCTACTGCTCCTGTAAAAGCAGAATGTTGACCTGTTGTTCCTCTTCTAAATTGTACTTGGGTTGCCATAATACTATCCTAAAGCCACTGCTATTGCAGTAGCAAAACTTTCTGTGCTGATTGTTCCATCTGTGTTTGGAACAGTCATAGTTCGGGTCGTACTGCCCGAAATTCCTGAACATTCAAATGCTAATTTTTTAGTAGCATCTGAATTATCTTTGACTCTGAAAACATTATCTGCAAACTCTGTAGGTGCCCCTGTTGTTACCTGATTATCTACGTAAGCTGTTGTTGCTACTTTGGTTGAGTTATCACTCGCAGATTGAGTTGTTGCTGTTATACCATTAGCCAATGCTCCGGAAACTGTGTTATTTCCTAAAACAATAGTTTTATTTGTAAGAGTCTGAGATCCAGTGAGAGTTGCTATAGTTCCATTTGAATCTGGAACAGTTAATGTTCTTGTTGTGCTTGTAGATATTCCTGAGCACTCAAAAGCAAGTTGTTTTGTATTATCTGAATTGTCTCTGACTCTAAAACCGTTATCGTCAGTTACAACAGCACTGGATGTTATAGAAGATAGACCAGTAATCGTCGTAGCACTACCGCCCAAGGCAATACCAGTAGAACCAACAGTAACAGAACTGTTTGCAAGTTGGGAGTTAGGGATAGCATTAGTTGAAAATTCTCCTGTACCTGAGTTATAAGTCAATCCTGACCCAGAAGCAATACTTAGTGTGCTTAACAACGCAACAGTTCCTGTCGCATTGGGTAAAGTTATAGTCTTATCTGAACCAGAAGCATCAGCTGCTGTAAGTATTATCTCATTACCATCAGCTGTAGATCCTTCAAATGTAATATTTCCACTTGCAAGTGTTATAGAGTTAGCACCATCAACTGTACCGGAAACTAATGTAGTAGAAGCTAAGGATGTAAGTCCTGCAAAAGTCCCTTGAGTAGCTCCTAAAGAAACACTTGTACTTCCTATAGTTACAGAAGAATTAGCTAAATTACTGTTAGCAATTGATGACGCAGTTGATAATATTGTTCCTGTTTCATTTGGTAGAGTAAGAGTTTTATCTCCACCTGTGGCATCGGCTGCAGTAAGTATTGTTTCATTTGCATCTGCAGTTGAGCCTTCAAATATAATATTTCCACTTCCAATCTCAATAGCATTGGCTGCATCTTCTACTCCTGCTATTAAAGTTCCTGAAGCTAAAGAAGTTAATCCTGCAAAAGTTCCTTGAGTAGCTCCTAAAGAAACACTTGTACTACCTATTGTTAATGAAGAATTAGCCAGCTGACCATTAGGTATTGCACTGGTTCCAAACTCTCCTGTTCCAGAGTTATAAGTTAGACCAGATCCACTAGCTACACTAAAATGTGCTCTAGCTTCACTAGATGATGGACCTGTATATGTAATTACACCTGTGGAATTATTGTATCCAAGACTCCCATCTCCTCCAGAATCAGTGACAGAGATAGCTGCTCTTGACCTTGTATCTGTATAATATAAATTTGTATTCTCACTAAGGTCGGCTGTAGTATTGCCAGCGAAGTCTAATTTATCTGTAGGAGTATTAACCTCTTGAAATAAACCACTTACCAGCGTAATAGCCTTACGTGTTGCCATCTTTTAATTACTACTTTTAGTTCCTTATCTAATAAAAAACTTTTATTATTCTTCTATTTTATCTTTAACAATTTTAGCGAAGAAGAATAGGACGCTTTATTCGTATAATTAATTCGTTTGTATTAGCAGCTTCACCTATAGGAGTTACATATTGGCCAGCTGTTGAAGGTGGTACTTTAACAACTTGTCCTGGAGTTGTTGCTGATAGAAAGAAAAGATCTCCTGCATCCAATGTCTGTGCTACAGCCACCTGACCTGAAACTATCGCACGAACCTGATTACCTGAAGTCACTGTGGTTTCAGCGAAGCCAGCTACTGTAGCTTGATCTAAAGTTCCGTTTGCCACTGCTTTTCCTAGCTTTCCATCAGAAGCCCTGGAATATAATGCATCTCCCTGAGTAACATCTTCAAAAGTCAGAGCCTGATAGCCAACTACTTTAAATACAATAGGGTTAGGCATTGTAGCCCTAAAATCTTCAAGAACAGCTACTAATCCTTCGACATTACCTGCATATGGTTCTAAATCTTTTACACTGGACATTATCTTAAAAGTACTGGAGGCTCAATGTGAATTGCAAAGTCAGTAGTGGTGGATGCTTCTCCCACACGAGTTACTGCTTTACCTGCACCAGATGGAGGTGTTGTTGTAATAGCTCCAGCAGTTGAATCAGATAAAAAGAATAAATCTCCTGCATTTAAAGAACTCAATGTTTTTAATCCTACAACAATCACCTTTACAGTTTCATTAGCTAGAGCAGCAGCATTGGCAAACCCTACTACAGTCGCATTTTCTAATGTTCCATTAGCTGCACTTGCTTTTCCTACCTGACCATCAGAGGTACGCATAAATAAAGCATCACCATCAGCTACATTCTCAAATGCAGTTGCATTGAATCCAACCTGCAGTGGAGCAAAAGTAGGAAAGCCTTCTTTTAAATCTATTAATGCATCAACCAAACCTCGCATATTATTTTCATAAGGTGAGCGAGTCATTGTAAAACCATTAGCAGTTAACAGATCTACAAGAACTTTTATTGCACCTTCTATATTTGGTTCTCCTTGTGCCATCTAATCTTAAGTTTTGTATGAGACTATTCTAAGTTGTTAAATCCCTTAGAATATAAGTAAAGAGAAACAAAAGATTTAATGGACCCAGAAGTTATTGCCATTGCTATAACCAGTGGACTAGCAGCTTTCACTGGTGTTATAAAATCTTTGAATGGTTTCAATGAAAAAATTCAGAGAAGATTCAATAAATTACAAGACGAAATCAATCGTGTAGAAGATGATATGATTCGTGGCTATGTATTGAAGCAGGATTTCATACGTGAGATGGATGTAGTCCATCAAAAGCTGGATAGAATACTAGAATTAATGATCAAACAGAACTCTAAGTAAGTTTAGATAATATTTTTATAGCTTTCTTACGTGTCTTACATTGTTGAGCTTTGAGATTAAGTTTAATTAATCTCCAGTGATCACCTGCTTGCTTTATTTGTTTTTCTTTATTCATACAATGTTCACAATTACACTTTTCTATTAGTTGATTGCTGTCCATCCACCTATACTTGTTCTATAAATATGTAAAGTGGTTGTTGATTCTACAAAATGTAGCTGTCCATTAACTGGATTAGAAGGAAAACCTGTATTAGTTGTAGAAGCTACTGCCTTTGCATACTGCCAGTTAGTTCCATCATGCACTCTAAATAACTCTGTACTTGATGTATCTAACCAAGATTCACCTTTAGAGAAACTGGTAAAACCTGTTGGTGAATTATTAGGTTGAGTTGATCCTACATGAATAGGTCCAACCTTAATTAAACCTGTACTGGGAGAAGCAACATTGTCTGCAAAAAATAATCCAGGATCTCCTGAGTTTATATTCACACAAAGTTCACCTTCACTTATTCTAGTTGGTACTGGTCTGTCATTTAATAAACTTGATCTTCTACTTTGAATCTGTATTGTCATATCTAATTAAGATAAAGTCCTGCATCTACATTTATGGACTGTTCCACACCTGGATTATAAGTTGAGCAATCCATAGAACTTACTCCTGCTCCTGTTATTCGTTCTCCATTTAAATATGTTCCTCCCTCCACTTCTCCAAACTGGAAGTCAGGAGTAAAGTCTGTAAGTGGTTGATTAACTAATCCAATACGTACATCTTCTATCAATTTAAAATCTAAATTTAAAACTTTCTGCATAGACATCAATGTTGATGCTGCATTATTTAATAATTTTCCATCACGACTTAACTCTCTACCATCACGTCTAATGGTATCTGTAAGTTTCATAGTTACAAGAGTAGGATCAAACTGTGCTACTTCTTCAGGTTCATTTCTTTGTCCAAATTCAATATTTTTATTTCCTGTCCAAGGTAACCCATAACCTAATAATGCCATCCTCTCAGCAGCTTTTCTGGTACGTTCCTGTTCTTTCTCAAAGTTTTTGTAAAACTTATCTAGAGCATTACCAGCTGGTTGATCACTAGGTTCAAGTAACCAGGTATCTACATATTCATGTATCTTTAAATTACTTACAGTACAGTCACCCTGTGTAGTGCCAGAGAAAGGATATACAATTACTATTGTATTTTCATCTGGAACAGAGTTCACTATATATTGACCATCTAATAAATCACCACTGGTGAAATCAATAGCTACTCTTTTATTAGGAAGCAGTCCATGATTAACAATAGTTATTGTCACATTAGGTCCACTCTGTTGATATCGTCCTTCGAAACTGAATTGATCATTACCCTCATCATGTTTCATAGACCATAAAGCTGCATAAATATGTTTACACCAGCGAGTCTGATAATATAAAAGACCTGAAAGAGAAGAATCTGGATCATCATCATATTCAGGTACTTGATAAAAATTACCTGTAGGTGCATATCCAAAATCATTAAAGACTCCAGGATTATCTCTAGAATCAATTACATTACCTTCTCTGTCCTGTCTTGTTCCGGGAATTACACTTTCAATACCTGTATTGGGAAATCTTTCATCAGTTGTATCTTTGTATAAATTATATTTTCTACGACGCATAAAGTCTGGACAGTTACATTGATATCTAATCTCTGTAGTAAGAAATCTATCTTGTCCTGCAAGAAAACCTCTATGTGCAGGAGTTACTGTCTTAGGTTTGTTATTTACAAGTTGTACACCATAACTTTCATCACGTTTAAATAATATTTCATCAGTAGCTAGATCAACTCCGGTAACTGTATTTCCTACATAATTATTAAAATCAAATCCTTTTATTCTTCTTTGAACTTTTAGATTACCACTTGCTGTGGCACTGATAATAGATTCAGCTGTAAATTGAGTTGTGCTCGTAACTATTACTTTATATAAACCAGTTTTTGTATTACCTGATGTCACCTTTAAGAAAACTTGATTACCTGTAGATAATCCATGAGGAGAGATACAGGTTACTGTTACTGTATTACCTGATTGAGAATAGGTAGAGTTAACTCCTGAATCACGTTCTACTACACGATCAACAAGTCTTTCACCAGCCAGTAATGTAACTGGTGTCGGCATACTCCTTATCTTTACTCTCTGTTCTGTCCATCTGGTATCAGCAAATCCTTCTGCAGTATCAGAAAACTCCTGTCTTACATTTACAGTTCCAGCTGTTGTTACTGACGCTGAACTTGTGCAGGTAAAAGTATCATCAGTTGTAGAAGTTATAACTAATGTTTCATCGACTGCAGTTCCAGATGTGTAATCAAGAAATGCACTTTCTCCTACACGCAATCCATGATTGACTAGTGTTACAACAACAGTGGTACCAGATTTGTTATAAGTTCCTGCAGTTGCTGCAGTGACATATCTAACAGAATCAATGGGTAACCCAAGATCATAAAGATTAAGACTATTGGCATCACGAATACCAACTGTATGTTCTCCTTCTTCATTACCAGCACTGGGGAAAGTAAATATTCTTACAGGTACAAAAAGACCTGGGAAATATTGGAATGTAAAGAACATTCTAAAATCTCCCCTGGTGTTTCTACCTGTAGCGGATGATCCTAAATACTGTTGAGTTACAACATAAAGTTCATATCCTCTTCTCCATCTACACCATGTGCTATCAAAATCATAAAATCTTATTTCACTATAATCATCTTCTCTACCTATAGGAACAAACTGATATGGTATCTCAGTATAGTCACCTTGATTTGGTTTTTCTCTTTTTAGTACTGCATCTGAAAAACCTTTGAAAGAATTATCGAAAGAAGTACCAAAACTAGATCTTCTTCTTGGCATTCTTTTTAATAATATCCACCCTGTACATTTACATAGAATCCATTTGTCAATGAACCTATACCACTTATACCAACATGTAAACCTGATCCACGAGGTAACATTAGTCCTCTTAGTTTAGGAGCAAGTGTACTATTAGCACTAGAGAAGTTAGCACCTGCATGAGGAACAGGTGAATTTATAAGTGGAAGTATTAATTTTTCAGTTAAACTAAAACTCTGATCTGCAGGAACAGATTCAACACTGGCAGTAAATAAAGGTAAGAACTGAGTAGTTCCTGTCACTGTAGTAACACTTGTTAAATAGAATACAAAATCAACAGGCTTTTGAATATTTACATTACTAGTAGCTATAGTTCCTGTATCAGAACTATTTGCCGTAAAAGTATTCGCACCAGTTACAGCTGTCACTGTTACTTCTTCAGTTGGTGCTCCACCACTCTGTACATCAAAGAATAACTTCTGTCCTACTTTAAAATTATGATTAGTTAGAGTGACAGTCAAAACAGCAGAATGTCTTGTATATGTGGCTGCAGTTGCGGTTACAGAATCAATAACTCTATTAACATCCTTTGTATATCTAATGAATATCTCATCTATATATGCACCACTGATCTGAGTATCTGTTAATGCCTGATCAACATCAAATATTTTAGTTACGTTACCAATTGATGTAGGTAACAAACTCGTAGAAAATAATTGTCCTGTTTGTGTTCTTACAAGAGTGCTGGTAGATGCTGGTCTATCCAACATCATTGGTTGTTTATTTGTTGAGGTAGATGCCAATTTACTGTCCTTCTTTTAAGTTTATTTTAGCGTGAGTACTATTTGTCCTCTTTTTTCTTTTTAGCTTCTCTAGCTTTATCTAGAGCTTCTTTACGCTTTTCCTTATCAGACATCTCTTCACCATCTTCTTTCTTCTTATTTTTGTTTTTAAAATATTCAAGAAGCTGTGGAGGCATCTTTCCTTTTTTGTCAGCCATAATAATTAAGTAAGTGCTATCTAAGTTCTGTAGCAAACATGAGTCTGGTTCCAACTGCTACATCAGCTGGTCCGGGAAGTGCTTGTATAAATTCAGCACCCTCACGATTAAATCGATATCTAGCCTGTTCAGGATTACGATAATTAGGTACGTAAAGATGTTGAGCTAAACGATCCGTCTCATATAAGTATATACCAGTCCATGTTTTGAGAGTGTCAGTATAATCAGTGGTGCTGATGGTTCTATCCACGTCACCAGCTATGTTTTCACGTCTCCCAGCAGGTGTAATATTATTATTTAAAATTCCTGTCATATCCGTTCTTTTCTCTGCTTCATCACATCTTCCCACCTGTTCAATTATTTTACTGACCCAGAAAGAATCCTGAACATTATTTAATGCTTCTTCTAATCTGGCTAAGTCACCGGCTGGTATAGATGTTTGATTATATCCCAAATGCCATTTACATTTTGATTTAATAAATTCATCAAGTTGCATTATTCAACACGAATAAGATTATCTTTTATTAGTTCATCCCAGTCAATACGCTTAATAGATTTAAGTTGATCTAACTTAATGAACTTTTCGCCTAACATGGAAGATTGTAAATCTTTTATCTCCCTAGCTGTCTTTAATCCTACACCAGGCAACGCATCAGCGAGTTGTCTAGCACTGGCAGTATTGATGTTTACTCTAGTATCTACAGGAAAGATTTCTTTCTTTGTAGGTGTTGCAGGTTTAACACCTTCTGATGCTAATTGAGCAGTAAGACGTTCTTCAGTTTTAATTTTTTCTGTAGTCTCCTGTAACTGAGGAATAAGATCTGACTCATCTACATAATGAACTTCATCTTGTGCATCTGTACACATGACAATTCCATCACCATGAGCTGAAATTTTCTCAAGTAATGCACCTGTTGGCTTGTATCTGTATAACATTTGATTAATTAATTATCTATATAAATAGAATAACAACCCATACTTTTAGTGCAAATAAAAAAGCCGAGCAATAAGCCCGGCCTCTTTATAAATACATTAAGTATTAAGCGTCTCCGCCACCTATCTGAGATGCAAAGTCGATGAAACCTTGAATGTCATTCCAACCTACAGCTTTTGCAGGTCTTAGGTAGTTAACTCTACTTACAATGTATGCAGCTTTTCCTTCGTCAGAAGCTGTATCAGAGATAAATACACCATCACCATTAGCAGTTGTATCTGTAATAGCATCCATGTTAAATATCTTGAATGTTGTGTCAGCTGTAACTTTGTACATCATTGAATCTGCTGCGTCTGCACGAGCGATTGTTGCTGTAACACTTGTCCAGAAAGGTAAGTTTCCGTTTGTTGTGTCAGCTGTACCTTCTGCAATACCACTAGCACCGATTGATAATGATGCACTTGCTGCTGATAAACCAGTTAACTGTGTAGTAGGAACACCAAAAGGATTACTTCCATTAAGAGGACCTAATAGAATGATTTCTCCGTTTGTACCTTGAAGGTCAGTTGTTACTGGTGAAGCAGGGAATGTTGCTAAACCACCTGCAGGAAGATCCTGAGCGACTGCAACTGATGCTCCATAAATATAAGCAGGGCGATCAGAAGATGCTTGCACTACTAAAGTTGTACGATCATCTCTTACACGATCATCTGGACGACGATCTGGAGAAGGAACTGTAATATCAAGAGATTTGAAATTAGCTTTAGTGCCAGATTTGTTTGTAATCTTGCTAAAACCAATTAGTTCAAATGCCTCAACACCTGGCCAGCCGAATACACCTTCGTCATTATATCCGGATAGCTTGTTGATCTGATTACCGGGCTGTAATATTGCTCCGGCTGATGATTTATATGTTGCCATAGTTAGTTATCCTCCTTAATCAGAAATTGTGAATGCGACTGTGATGAAGTCCTTATTCAAGTTCGCAAAACCAGCATATAGCTGCCATATAAGGATGATGAATCTTGAGAAGTCATCATTGTTATTGATTAAAACTTGAGCATTAGGACCACCAACACCAACACCAATTGCTTGTGGACCGAAGAATATAGCTGGAGGAGTGTCGTGTGATACGGCACCTTGACCATCATTTATATTCACAGTAATTGACTTGGAAGGCATGTTAGTTGTTTCGAAGAACCTTACACCTTCAAACACGAAGCCTGATGGCATAACAGGTTCACCAGCTACGAATTGAGCTTGTCCGAACTGTCCACCTTGATAGATAGAAGCATTAGGAGCACCCATTCCCATAAGAGGATTAGGCTGACCCATGCCTGGATATCTAGCAACCTCTCTGAAGCCTGCATCAGCTCTTAGATCTTTCATGAATGAAGGATCAGCTACACAACGGTAGTAGCCATCTGCAAAAACAGGAACATTACGCTTACGTAAGCCCTTTACAACTTCTAGAAGGTCTGATTTGACGTTGAATTTATAACGCTCAGAAGCAAATTCTGCAGCGGTATATGTTGTTAAAGTTGTGGAGTTTGTCTTTACTTTACTATTTGGATAGTAGTAACCACCCTGAGTATCGCTTGACTCACCACGGGATTCAGACTTAAATAGTTCATCAAGGAATACTCTGTCTCTCCATCTTCTGTAGTCATCTAACAATGTTAGAGAACCAATTGATTGATGGAACATGTTGAGGTTACCTGTGTCTAACAGCAAACGCTGTGCAGTCATCAAGGTCTCACGAGCAATCTTGAATGTACTTGGAAGATTAGTATTAGCTGGATCTGCTGGTCCTGTGTACTCACGGAGTGAGACAAGAACTTTATCTTTTACGATTGATCTGCTGTTTGCAGTACCAATTGTTTGATCCTGTGTACGCTCTCTAGATGTCTTTGTGCCTGGAGCACCGAAGAATCTATATCTATCTAACTGTACAGTCTGACCGGGTTGTTTTGTAAAATCGTGTACTACGACTGGCTCTGTGGCCATTTCCACGATGTAAGCTGGATGGGGACGGTATAATTCCGCACCAAGCAGCTTCGGAAAATCGTTATCTATAAACATATTTTAAGTTTCAGTTATTTGCTCTGCTATTTGTAAACAAATAAACAGAGAAAGCTGTGTTCACTCCTGGAACCAGAGTCCCATTAAGACTAATTATATCAGTACCTTATTTATGCACGTTAATAATATTTTAGATTAAATTGTACTGAGTTGTTACTGTTAGACTGAGTAGCGAATGTTTTAGTTTCAACACTTAGAGCATTTTCTCCCCGAACCGAGACCTATAGGGAGAATAAATTACGTCTCTCATATCCACCATTAAAGGGACTGGTGGAAATATTAATATCGCTCTACCCTTGAGCCCTATTAAATTTTTTACGTCCTAATGACAACTCTTTCAAGAAAAGAACAGAGAGGCATCCTTACAGGATGGCCTGAGTTCTGTGAGTGGGTCACAAGCACAAACAACAGACTATATGTAGGTTGGTTTGGTGTTCTAATGATCCCTTGCTTATTAACAGCAGCAGCATGTTTCATAATTGCATTCATTGCTGCACCACCAGTCGATATCGACGGTATTCGTGAACCAGTAGCAGGTTCTTTACTATATGGAAACAACATCATCTCAGGAGCAGTCGTTCCCAGTTCAAACGCAATCGGACTCCACTTCTACCCAATTTGGGAAGCAGCAACAGTCGATGAATGGTTATACAACGGAGGACCTTACCAGCTCGTTATATTCCACTTCCTCATCGGTGCTTCAGCTTACATGGGACGACAGTGGGAACTTAGTTATAGACTCGGAATGAGACCTTGGATCTGTGTAGCTTATTCAGCTCCAGTGTCTGCAGCTTTTGCAGTATTCCTTGTTTATCCATTTGGTCAGGGATCTTTCTCAGACGGAATGCCTCTAGGTATCTCTGGAACATTTAACTTTATGTTCGTATTCCAAGCAGAGCACAACATTCTTATGCACCCATTCCATATGGCTGGTGTTGCTGGTATGTTCGGAGGAGCTTTATTCTCAGCTATGCATGGATCACTTGTTACTTCTTCTTTAATTAAAGAAACAACTGAGACAGAATCTCAGAACTATGGTTACAAGTTTGGACAAGAAGAGGAAACATATAACATCGTTGCAGCTCATGGCTACTTCGGTAGATTAGTTTTCCAATATGCATCATTCAACAACAGTAGAAGTCTTCACTTCTTCCTAGCTGTATTCCCAGTTGTTTGTGTGTGGTTAACATCTATGGGTATTTGCACAATGGCATTTAACCTAAATGGATTTAACTTCAACCAATCAGTTGTTGATGTAAACGGTAAGATCATTCCTACATGGGCAGATGTTCTAAACAGAGCAAACCTTGGTATGGAAGTAATGCACGAGCGTAATGCTCATAATTTCCCACTCGATCTAGCATGTGCTGAGTCTACAACTGTAGCTCTTTCAGCCCCTGCAATCGGTTAATTCAATTCTATTCGGAGAAAAACAATGACACCTGAAGCAGAAAGATTTAATGGTTGGGCAGCTATGCTCGGCTTCGTAGCAGCACTTGGTGCTTATGCTACAACAGGACAAGTTATTCCTGGAATCTGGTAATCTTTACTACTAATTAATGTAAGCCTCTCCTAAAGAGGGGCTTTTTTTAATGCTAACTATCTTTATAATTAAAAAAACCTTTTACTATGTCTCAACAAGAAATCCAAGATCTTATTGATCAGTCTGTATCAATAGCAATTAACAGACATAATCGTAATGCATCTATGGTCAGTGCTGCACTAGGATTCGTTTTTATGGGAGCTTTTGCAGATGGTCTCTTTAGAGTCTTAGGCTTTATTCCACCATTTATGGGTATTGATGTAAATATAATTCCTGAAATAGCAAAGCAGTGGCAGGCTTAGTCTTCCTCTTCTTCTACAACTTTAAATACTAACAACTCATCATCAGGTTTAATATCTCTCATCTCTGGATGTATCTGTCGTATTGGTTTGTCTAATTGTTTAAACATTAGATCCATAGACCTCCACATGAATGCAAAAGCAGCACCAGTAATTAATGCAAAGAAAAAGAAATAGATAAAAACAAATATGTCGTTCATGATATACCTTTCTTATATTTAGTTGCTTTATTTACAGCTCTAGATCTTTTAGTTTCTGCTGTCAATGTACCTTTAGATATATCAACAAAACGTGGTTGACCTTGCATCACATCTTCTGTAAGTAGTTCTGTATTTGGTCTAAGCATTCTTTTCTTTTGTTTTTCTTTTCTGCTCTTCTAT